GAAGAAATCCCATTTTAAGGAGAAGTAATTGATAGACTATAAATTTAATGAAGATGTGCTGCTGGATGAAATCCGGCAGTATATCGATTCAACATACGCACAACATTATTCAAACAACAAACTTCAAGCCACAGAAGTCATTATGGACAACGGCCATGGCGAAGGTTTTTGTTTGGGTAATGTTTCCAAGTATGCACAACGATATGGAAAAAAAGGTGCTGGTCCAGAAGATTTTAGAAAAGACTTGACAAAGATAATCCATTATGGTATACTAGCACTATACAATCACGATTTAATTCATGGAGAATATGATAATGAACATTAGAAAGAAAACTCATGTGGAACATATTCCAGAAAAAGTTGTCGAAAGGCCTTTTTGGGTATGTTCTGATGGCAAGGAATATTGGTCAGAATCAGCTGCAATAAAACACGAAACTGTTTTAATTAAATCATCTGTTTACGATGAAACTATCAAGCGAGGCCCAGTATTTAAGAATTGGTATGGCAAGTGCGTTTGGCGCGGCAAACCCGATTTGATAGATTTTTTGACTAACAATAAAGAAAAAATTATGAACTACTATACAACTTTGGAGAACAAAATTAATGAAACTCAGTGAAACGACTCAGAATATTCTGAAAAACTATACTACAATCAACCAATCTATATATCTCAAAAAAGGTAGTAGGGTGTCTACTATTTCTGTAATGAGAAATATTCTATCGGCCACAGATGTGTCCGAAGAATTTCCAGTAGATTTCTGTATCTATGATTTGGGAAAGTTCTTAAATCTATTGAAAATCTATCCAGAATTGGAATTTCACGAAAAATATGTAATGATGTCAAACGGCGAAAAGACTTATAAGTTTATGGCCGCAGAACCATCTATCATTGTATTTGTCGAAAATACTTTTGAGATGGATGATTCTGATAATAATCCAGAAGGATCTAAGAAAGCTCCTAGTTGGGATATTAATGTGAAACTTCCACACGAAACTTTGTCTACTATTAATCAAGTGGCATCGATCAGTGGATTGCCTGATTATTCTTTGTCGACCAAAGATGATGGCGTAGTTTACTTTAGTGCCTTGGACAAAAAAGATGATACATCGAATGTATCCGAAGAGCCGGTAGGTAAATCTGACGATCCATTTACTATGTATTTCCGGTCGGAAAATCTCAAATTAATTGAAGGCGATTATGATGTGGGCATTTCGAAAAACAAAATTTCGACATTCCGCCACCAAAAACTTCCAATTCAGTATTGGATTACTCTCGAACAAGATTCGACATATGGTGCGTAAATGGATAGTTTTTTATGGGTAGAAAAATATCGACCTAACGATATTGATAGTTGTATCTTACCAGATGCACTAAAAGCAACCTTTAAAGAATTTGTCGATACCGGCAGTCTCCCCAACTTACTACTAGCTGGGGGGCCTGGCGTTGGTAAGACGACTCTTGCGAAAGCGTTGTGTAATGAAATCGGCAGTGATTATATGTTAATCAATGGTTCGGAAGATAGTGGTATCGATGTTCTGAGAACAAAGATTCGAAACTATGCGTCCACTGTGTCGTTTGACCAAGGTAGTAGCAAAGAGTTTGGTAAAGTTATTATTCTGGACGAAGCAGATTATCTGAATCCACAATCGACACAACCAGCCTTGCGCGGTTTTATCGAAGAGTTTTCTACAAACTGTCGATTTATTTTGACATGTAATTTCAAAAATCGTATTATCGAACCACTGCATAGTCGATGTTCTTTGGTCGAGTTCAAGATTAATAAATCTGATAAGGCAAAACTTGCCAATCAATTTTGGAAGCGTGTCAAAAACATTCTTGAGGTGGAAAAGATCGAGTCGAATGACAAGGTGACACAACAGGTTGTAATGAAGCATTTCCCCGACTGGCGAAGAGTCTTGAATGAATTGCAACGATACTCTGCTGGGGGCGTGATAGACGAAGGTCTCCTTACTTCTGTCGGTGAGATAAACATTAAAAAGTTGACTGACGCCCTACGCGACAAAAACTTTACTACTTTGCGACATTGGGTAACTGATAATCTTGATAATGATCCTTCAACTATTTTTAGAACTATTTACAATGGATTGTATGAACATGCGGAATCAAATACTATTCCACAGGCTATTATTCACATTGCAGACTATCAATATAAATCTGCCTTTGTTGCCGACCAAGAAATAAATATGGTTGCATGTTTGACAGCGTTAATGTGTGATTGTGAGTGGAAATGAGTTACAACAAAAGTTTCGATCTGAACCTGCAAGAACTAGATATGATAGAACATTCTATGCATTATAGAATGAAAAGATTGTCGAGTAGATTATTGACAGTAAAGAAAGAATCTAGTAAGACCGCAATACATGAGGAACTTGCAAGTATTACTGAGTTGCTAGGTAAGATACACAATCAAAAAGAATGGTATCGACCTAGTGGTACATACATAAGTGGATAATATATTATGAGCTACGATTTATTCAAAGATTATGTTCCTGCGATCTCTCACAACAAAAAGAAGTTGATGGATAGTGGCGATGATCAGTGGGAAAAAAAGTATCTTCCATTTCTTATCAACCGAAACTTTTCTAACTTTCAAGACAGTTTGATGCAGGCTCAAGAAATGAATATTCACCATACTGCCGATCATAAAATGCAATTCGATTTTTTACTAAATAGTATTCGACCACGAAAGAGATTTTCTAAGTGGCACAAGAAAACTGTTCATAATGATTTCGAAACTGTGAAACAATATTATGGATATAATAATAAAAAAACAGAGCAGGCTCTTGCTATATTGACCAAAGATCAAATCGGTTATATAAGGGAGTCAATGAACAAAGGCGGATAGGTTATGTCAATTTTAGAATCATTAGTGGAAGTATCCCTAGCAGATCAAGAAGATTTTTTAAAGATACGCGAGACACTTACAAGAATTGGTGTTGCTTCAAAAAAAGATAAAAAACTTTATCAATCCTGTCACATTTTACACAAACAAGGCAAATACTACATTGTCCATTTTAAAGAATTGTTTAAACTGGATGGTAAGTCCTCCGATTTTTCTGATAATGATAGATCGAGAAGAAATACGATAGTAAACTTGTTAAAAGAATGGGGTTTGATATCAGTTATAAAAAATGATGAATTTGAAGAGGCTCCAATATCACAAATCAAAATACTTTCCCACAAAGAAAAAGATGAATGGGAATTAGTACCCAAATACAATATTGGTAGGAAACGATAAAAATTATGAGGATTATATAATGGCTGCTAAGTGGGCAGAAAAAGATTACGCAAATAGAATTTATTGTTATAAGTTATTTCCAGAGGCACATATGCCTGTTAAAGGTTCTGATCTTGCCGCATGTTTCGATCTAAAGGCGTCTATGCGGGACGGAGATGAAATTAAATTTTACAATAAACAAAATGTCAAAACGGTACGGAAAGTGGTAGATCAAAAAATCACCATGTATCATGGTGATAGGATGTTAATTCCGACAGGATTGATATTTGATTTATCGACCAATACTTCTCTTCGAATTCACCCTAGATCTGGATTATCATCAAAAAATGGTATCAACATTGCCAATTGTGAAGGCGTAGTAGATTCGGATTATGTGGAACAGACTTTTGTATTGTTGATGAATATATCCAACATTCCATTTGAAGTGTCAGATGGAATGAGAATTGCTCAAGCTGAGATTGTTCCGGTAGTTGATGTAGATATCAAAGAAATTTCTAAACGGCCAGAACAAAAAACTTCAAGAAATGGCGGATTTGGGTCAACAGGACTGTAAATTTGTTATATATAGTATGTTGGATCGTTGATTCCAGCGCGTATTGCACGGCAAAATCAACACGGTGCTCGAAAGAGACCAAACGTAAACCTTGCTTAACAGGAGGAAAAAAACATGGTTACGAATTTTAAGACAGACCCTTTTATGCGTTATAGTGTGGGGTTCGATAGATTATTTAATGAATTGGAGCGTACATCGCTCACAACGCAAAACAACTATCCACCCTTCAATATTATCAGAGAGGACGATTCGTTTTATCGTATCGAAGTTGCTGTATCTGGATTCTCAGAAGATGAATTGAGTGTTGAACTCAAAGAATCTACTCTTACTGTATCTGGTACAGTTGCAGAAAGTGATGATAAGGATGAATATCTACATAAAGGTATTTCGTCCAGAGATTTCGAAAGAAATTTCACATTGAATCAAGATGTGGTAGTTAATGATGCTAAAATCGTAAATGGACTATTAACTATTGAACTGGAACATATTATTCCAGAAGAAAAACGGCCCAGAAAAATTGAAATTGGTTCTGGGAAAAAACGTAAGAAAACACTTCTTACAGAATAATCAACAGGGGGGAGAGATCCCCCCACACAACTAAAGGATGTTAAACTATGGAAACTCACGACCAATTGACTATTGAGTTGGAACAGTATAAAATAGAGAATGAAAAATTTACGGGCGGAAATAAATCTGCCGGTATTCGAGCTCGAAAACATTTGAATGAATTGATGAAGTTATGCAAAACTCGCCGGGCAGAAATTCAAGATGAAAAAGAATGGATTGTAAAGTAATGAACGAATCTAGAAAAATGTCGCCGGAATCTGTTGACGCAGTTAATGATATTTTATCTGATAATCAACAAATTCAATATAAAACTGAAAAAGATGAAGGACACGGTAATATTAAATTTTCGCCGGGCCTGCCTAATGAACAACTTATTGAGGCTATGTTGAACAATAAAACAATTATCATGTCACATCCAGATGTAGTTCAAAAAGTACTTAATATGGAATGGCAGTGGTTTGAGCGTAGAATCGTTAAATGGTTGGGAGATACACCAGAAGCTAGAAATCTAGAACAATCTCTTCGAGATCATATTAAGAATGAAAAAAAATGGATAAAAAGGGGAGCGAAAGCTGATGAAGTTGGATTATTCAAATAGTTTAAAATTAAGAGCACTTATTAGAAAATATGAATATGAAAGAGATGCAGCAATTGCAAACTTACAGACATATTTTGAAAATAGTGTTGGGATTGGAGAACATGGTGATATAGTTGAAGAAATGCATTTGCAAGTCGAAAAACTAGAATCTGCGGAAGGAAGATTGAAAGTCTTGATATCTTATTTTGCAAATTTAAATCCACCAGAGCAAACAGAAACACCGCCAGCTGATGATTAAAGTTGTTAGATTAATTTCTGGCGAAGAACTTATGGGTAATATATCTGATCTTCCAGACGGAAGTGGATTACATATAAAGAATGTTTGTCAAATTGTTGCATCATATTCCGATACGACAACCGCTACCGCAAGAGTAGGATTATCGCCTTTTATGCCATATACTCAAAGCACAGATGGAATAGATTTAAAAAATCATTATATTGGATTTATAGTTGATCCTGTAAACGAACTTACTAATGAATATAATCAAGTTTTTGGAAGTGGACTAGTTTTGCCGCCGTCGAAACCTCCAATACAAAAATCGAGTTCTTCTGGACCAAGCAGTCATGCATATGTAAAAATGCCATAAAAATAAAAAAGGGTTGACAACAGCCCTTTTTTTGTGATAAAATTATATTATTAAATTAAGTGAGAACATATATGACATTCTATACAAATGTACAAAACATCGGTAGTAAAATTTTAGTTAAGGAAGTCGACGACAACGGCGAAAGAAAAACTAAGCGGGTGGACTATAAACCATCATTGTTTTATGAAACGAGAGACACTACATCTAAGTATAAATCTCTTGATGGCAAAAGTCTCAAAAGAGTTAAATTTGATTCTATTAGTGAAGCTCGAGGTAAGGTAAAATCTACAGAAGGTGTTACCGATTGGCATGGTATGCAAACCTATACTTATCCCTTTATCGCAGACAATTATGCAGATCAAGAGTTTGACCTTGATAAAATTAATATTATGAATATTGATATCGAAGTCGAATGTGAACAGGGGTTTCCAGAACCGGAAGTTGCACAAGAACGTGTAAATGCGATCACCATGAAATGTGGCGATCTCTATACTGTGTTGGGTTTGGGTGATTGGGAAAACAAATCACCAGAAGTTTCTCATTTGGAAATTAAATACTATAAATGTAAAAGTGAAATGGAACTGTTAAAGTCGTTTCTCAATTTGTATGAAGCCGCAGATGTCGATATCATTACAGGTTGGAATGTTAATTCATTTGATATGCATTATCTGGTAAATCGTATTGCAAAAATTCTAGGTGATTCTGAAATGAAACGCCTTTCGCCTTGGCGGAAGGTTGATAAAGTCAGTACAGTAATTCGTGGCCAAAATACTACACAGATAAAGTTGTGTGGTGTAAATATTATCGACTATCTGGATTTATACCGTAAATTTACTTATGTGACACAGGAAAGCTATAGGTTAGATCATATTGGTTTTGTGGAACTAGGCAAGAAAAAACTAGACCATTCTGAATTTTCTGCAATGCATCTATTCTACAAAAACAATTATCAAAAATATATTGACTATAATATTGTTGATGTCGAATTAGTAGATAAACTCGACGACAAACTTAAACTTTTGGATTTGCTTATCACTATTGCATATTCTGCAAAGATTAACTTTGAAGAAGTCATGTCGCCTATACGCACATGGGATTCTATCGCTTTTCATATTCTTAAAAAAGATAACATTGTCGTACCTCCCAAAACCCGTCACCATAAAACAGACGCATATGCTGGCGGTTATGTAAAAGAGCCACAACTTGGGGTTCATGATTGGGTGTTATCTTTTGATTTGAATAGTCTATATCCACACCTAATTATGCAGTACAATATCAGCCCCGAAACATTAGTTGAGACCGATAGACTTGATAC